ACCGAGGACGGCGGTCCAAGTCAATCGAACTGACGCCGATGATCCGCATCGGCAACGCGGACCGTGACCTGTTCATGTCGCTCATCGTGCATGAGAACGACACCGGGAAGGTGTGGGCGCACCCGGACATGGTCCGGCGTATGGCGACGTGGGTCGTCAGTGGGGGAGACGCCGACTTCGATGCGCTGACCTTTCCATACTCGGATGAGGCATGGGCGAAGGCGCGGCTTGACTGCCCTGGGTCTGACGGGTGAAACCCGGCGGCATCGGGAGCTTCGACTGGTTCCCGTGGCAGGCTGACGCGCTCGGGTGCGTGCTTGCACCGGACGGCCGACCTGTCGCATGGGCCGGAGGCAAGGGGTCGGGAAAGTCGGTGGTTGCATGCGCCGGGGCCGTGCTCGTCGCGTCGACCCGGCCGGGCGCTGAGGTTGTGCTCGGGATGGACGCATACCCGAGCCTCAGGGACATCCATCTACCCATTCTGTCGCGCATGGCGACGAGTGCGGGGTTTACGTACAGAGCATCCGATGCAGAGTTCGTCGGTCAGAACGGGTCAGTGATTCGCATGAGGCACCTTGACATGGTAGGTGACCCGCGGCTTGGTGGGTCGCCGATTGAGGGCATGAACCTTCATGCGGTCTTCGCCGACGAGTGCCAACAGATTGACCCGCGATATTGGGGCACGTTCCATGAGCGGGCTCGCGTGACCGTGACGGATGTGCAGGGTGTACCGTGCCTGCCGCGCGTGGTAACCTCCGGGCTGCCGGTGTCAACGTGGTGGTGCGCCGAGACGGCGAGGGCCGGCGGTCGCGTCTTCCGGCCGAGGACGCGAGACAATACTGCACTCGATGCGAGCTACGAGGCGAACCTCCGCGCGACCTACACGGAGCGCATGGCCCGGGCGATGCTCGACGGCGAGGAGTACGCGCCGGAGGGGCAAATCGTCGAGGAGTATCGGGCCGCGCTCGAACCGCACGGCACGTTGACGGACTGGACGCCCGACCCTTCGGCGTGTCGGTTCGTCCTCGCGATGGACCTTGGCCTGAACAACCCACACGCCTTGCTTGCAGCCGAGGATGCAGAACGCGGCCGGTGGGTCGTCGTCCGCGAGTGGTACTCGACGGGCCGGCCCATCACCATCGCGGAGTTCTGCCGGCGCATCGGCCGCGACTGCGTGCCGCGTCGCATGTGGAAGCCGGGGATGCTCCCCATCGACGAGGTCGTGACCGACCCGGCCGGCGCTGCGCACTCGGCGCACACCGGGCACTCTGACCTTGACCTGATTGCGCTCGCCCCGCCGGACGGTCTCGGGTTGCGCCCGCTCGTCGAGACCATCCCCGAGAGGCGTTCCGTCGTCGGGTCGTTGAATCGGATGCGCCTTGCAATCGAGCGAGGGCGGCTGCTGATTCACCGCTCGGTGTACGAGGCCGGGTTGCGCGACGACTCCGGGCGGTCGCTGCATGCGTCGCTCGTCGGGTACAGGTGGGACCCTCGGGGGAGGGAAGAGCCGATGAAGGACGGCATCGCCGACCACGCTGTTGACACCCTCCGCTACCTGTCGCGGCGGGTCCTGTGGCATGTTGTCGAGACTCCGGCGTTGCCGGGCGCGGCGTCAAGGCCCGCGCCGGTCGCGTCCGGGGTTCGGTCGTCGGGAAGGGTGGCGAGGTAGCGCGCAATCGGTTGCGCTGCGCACGGTGTTGCGCACCGTTGCCGGTCCGTGTAGGGTGCGGCCATGACCCTCCTAGGCCGCGTCGACGAGGTCCGCGCCCGCGCTCTGCTGAGCACGGACGAGCGCCCGTCCGCGCCGATGGGGGTCGGCGGTGGCTACGTCACCGGACTCGGGGCGGTCTACGAGCCAGCGACGGCCAAGCGGGCGCATCCTGAGAGAATGAGGCTGTTCCGGGCGGCGAAGGTCGCGGCCCCCGTCTACCTCGCCTCGCAGATGTGGTCCAACACCCTGCGCCTCGCAACCCCGTCCATCGAGGCGGCCGACGACTCGCCCGAATCCGAGAGCTACGCGGAGCACGTCCGGGCCAATCTCGGCATCGGCACCGTCTCGCCGGTCGGCGTCCGATGGTCGGAGGTGTTCGCGGAGCTGCTCGGCGCCGTCGAGTACGGGTTCAGCCTACACGAGATGGTGTGCGTCGATGCCGGCGGGCGGTGGTACACCGTGCTCGAGCACCGCGACCAAGCGAGCGTGAGCCACTGGCTGTGGTCGGCCCGCGACGAGTGGGTTGGGGCCGTGCAGCAACCGCGCGACCGATTCAGCGGCGGAATCACGCTGCCGGCGGGTCGGCTGCTACGGTTGACGTGGTGCCCGGAGTCGCGGACCGATGCGTCCGGCATGGGCTACCTGCGGCCGATGGAGCCGCTTGCGGCGGACTACCAGTTGCTTTCGGCTCTCCGCGCCGTCGCTGCGCAGCGGTGGGCGGTCCCGACGCCGATTGCGACCATCTCGGCTGAGGATGAGGCCCGCAAGGGGCAGGACGCGCGGACCGATGCGGAAGACCTGCAGGTGATGCTCGCGGCATACGCATCGGGCGACCGGGCACACATCGTCCTGCCGTCCGGGTGGACCCTGTCGAGCTACGGCGGAGAGTTCCGGCTTTCGGACATCGAGGCGTCCATCGACTCGACGGCCCGCCGCATCATGGAAGTCCTACTGCAGCAATACCTGATGTTGGGGTCGGCGAACGCCGGAGGGTCCTACTCTGCGAGCGAGACGCAGCTTTCGGCGATGCGCGGGGCCGCGCAGGGTGTGCTTGAGTGGCTCGCGGAGCAGGTGTCGGCGCTCTACATCCCGCGCTGCATCGAGTGGGCGTTCGGCGACGTCGACCCGGCCAAGCTGCCGCGCCTGCGGTTCGACGGCCTGTCAAGCGAGGTGTTCATGTCGCACTTGGCGGCACTGCCGGGCCTCGTCGCGTCGCGGGTCATCCCGTTGACCCGGGAACTGCAAGAGGCCGTCGGCCGGGCGCTTGAAGTGCCTGAACCTGTCGCGCCTGCGCCCATCGCTGAGGCCATTGCTCCGCCGATGCCGGAGGTGGAGTGATGCCCATCCGGCGCACCCCCTCAGAGTCGGTCCGGTCCGCCGTCCGTCGCGGCCTCGCGATGTACGATGAGGGCAAGGGCGGCGATGGGCTCAAACCGGAGACCGTGCGCCGCGCCCGCAGTATCGCGGCCGGCGAGGCGCAGTCTGTCGAGTGGCTCACTGTCGAGGCGCCTGCATGGTTCGCGCGTCACGACGGGACCCGGCCGGAGGATGTTGACGGCTCGCCGTGGCAAGTCGCGTGGCTCCTGTGGGGCGGTGACGCAGGCCGTGCATGGGCCAACCGAGAGAAGGAACGCCGCGCCCGGATGGAGGCGGCAGGAGAGACCATCATGGCGATGACGGTGCCGACCAAGGACGGGCAGGGGCTTGGGGACTTCCTTGCGGAACTGAAGGGCGCTGCGCGCTCGAAGTTGCTCGGGCCGGCTGCGTCCGAGTCTGAGGCGTGGGTCCGGCTCGAAGACGACACCGTTACCGGGTCGGAGTTCGTGGCCGAACTCTGCACGTCCGAATCGGAGCAGTACTTCCGCATCCCATACACTCGCGGCGATGACGGCCGCATCGTGCTCGGCGATGCCGTGCCGGTCGGTGAGGTGACGACCTACGTCACCGCGGAGTCGCCTCCAGTGTCGATGGGCCTCGTGCTCGAATCTCTGCCGGTGCATGCGCCGCCGACCGATGGTTTGACTCGCGGGCGGCCCGTGCAGCTTCTGCGCGTCGGCCCGCTGCATGACCCGATGACGGGGGCACATCTGCTCGACGTCACTGACGACCTGTGCGCGGGCATCGCCCTCGCGGCGTCGCGTCAGGGGTACGGCGTGCCGGTGGACATGGGGCACGCGCTCTACTCGGACGGCGACGGGGCCAAGCTCTACGGCCGATTGGTCGAGGTCGAGGCCCGGCCCGGGTCCGGGCTGTGGGGTGTCCCGGAGTGGACGGAGGCCGGGCGCTCGCTGCTCTCGGCGTCGCCGGGGCTGTACTACCTCTCGCCGACGTTGCTCGGCGCCCCGAAGGACCCGAAGACCGGCGAAACGTTGCCGGGTCGCATGCTCCATTCCGTCTCTCTGACCGCGCGACCTCGTCAGGACGCGCTCGAATCACTGGCGCTCTCGCAGGGCGCCGCAGCCGGGGCGCGGAGCCCCACAGGAGGCCCCATGGCGGGGAATCAGGGGACCGGCACCCCGAAGCCGGACGATGTGGTCACGCTGTCGCAGGCGGAACATTCCGCGCTGCTTCTGGCGCAGACCGAACTGACCAAGGTCAAGGCCGACCTCTCGGCCAAGGACGCCGAGGCCGTCACGCTCGCGCAGCGGGTGACCGCGCTCGAAGGCGCGGCCCTCGCCCGCACCGTCGAGGACGAGTGCGCCGCGGCCGAGAAGGCGGGCAAGGTCGTGGGGCCTGCGCTGCGCAAGGTCCTGCTGTCGATGCCGCAGGCCGACCGCGCCACGCTGCTCGGTGAGCTGCCGGCGTCGCGGCCGGTGGCGCCCATCGGTCATGGCGACCGGGTCGAGGCGAAGGACCCGAAGGATCCGGCCGTCGTGACCGAGGCCGTCAAACTCGCCCGCGAAAAGGGCATCGAGTACCGCGCGGCGCTCGCGCTTGCGCAGGGGGTGGCGTGATGGATCGCATCGAAATCACCTGCATCGCGTCCGGCACCGTCACCAAGGGGCAGGCGGTCAAATGCACCGGGCAGTCCGGCGGCAATCTCGTGGTCGCGCAGGCGACGGCG